ATGTATCCGGAATTAAACGCGTTGAAGTAACGGCACCTATATTTACCCCGATTGCAGAACAAAGCGGCGTGGCAGTAGCTAATACAATCGCCGTAGTATTCGCGGGAAGTGAGGAAGAATGATACGTGATAGCAAGTATACCAGTGCGGAATATCTTCCATCGTCAATCGATAAGGAGCCAATTAAAGCCCTTGCTAAAACGTGGGACGATACACTAGCCGAATTCATGAATACGAATACGCTACTATTGTGGTCATCTATTGATACTGAATCAGAAAGTGTAATTGATCATTTAGCGTATCAATTGCATGTGGATGACTATGATAGCGGACTGCCGATAGAAACTAAACGCGAGATGGTGAAGAATTCAATTGATATTCACCGTCACAAGGGTACACCGTATGCTGTTGAAAGGGCTGTACAGACCATATATTCTGATTCAAAAATCGAAGAATGGTTCGAATACGGCGGGAAGCCGTACTATTTTAAGGTTACGCTAATTACGGCCCCCTTAAAAGGCAAAGCAGATATAGATAGGCTTGTACGCGCTATTAATGCTGCTAAGAATGTACGGTCCTGGTTAGATGGCGTTGAATTTATTCGCAAAATAAAAGAAAATTCGTACTTCACAGGATGGTGCGAGGTATCTAAAAAAGTAAACATCAGATGCGATTTTACCAGAGCATGGCATATAAATTTAAATGCGCATATGACGTCTTATGCGATTGAGAATAAGAAAACAAAGATTAATGTAATACTTGATAACAGTATTAGATAGGAGGAATATATGGCGGAATGGTCAAATGCAATTATGACTGATGTCGGTAATGCCCTTCAAGCAAAAGTAAATGCAGGGCAAACTAAGTTAACTTTTACCAAAATAAAGGTAGGGAGCGGCGTTAACGCGACGAATCCGTTGGCACTAACAGATGTAATCTCCTCAAAATGGGAGACTACTAATATTATTGTTAAACGTGAGGGGAAGATAGTAAGTGTTGATACATTTATTACAAATAGTGGCATAACAGAAGCCTTTCGAATGTCGGAAATTGGGCTATTTGCTAAGGACCCCGATAAAGGCGAAATATTGTATGCCTATCTAACAGATCCGGAACCCGATAGAATGCCAGCGGAAGGCGGATCAGTTGTTGTGTCTCAAGAACTATCTATCGGGATGATGTTTAGTAATACAGGCAATGTATCACTTACAGTCAATATGGGGGCGCTAGTTAATCAGGAGCAACTTAACGAGCACAACTCCTCTATTTCATCCCATTCTCCTATTACTGACCAAATCAAAGCAATCCTCGGCAGTACTAACTGGAAAGATGTGCCGGCAAGCACGCTCGTCACAATTAAAAACCTGTTGGGGCAAGGTGCTATCGTGGCTTCTAAACTTGATGCTAATGCGGGGTTCGTTAAGTTTGCGAATGGTTTCACTATCCAGTGGGACGCGATAACTATGATTCTGATGAGAGGAGTCATTGGGTTACTTTCCCAATATCATTTAGTGAATGCTATT